CTAGGTATCAATAACTCGTATATATACTGCCAAATTCTTTGAAAAATGGCGGATATGCGACCTCGATACCATCCCAGATGGCGTGCGGTTGTTTTATATATATGATGGGAGAATTAGACACTCATGACCACAGACATAGTTGCTGCCGTATTTTATGACGACAATAAAGATACTGTAACAGTAGAACTAACAAATTTTTTAAATAAAGATGAAGCCATGGAAACGGCTAATCTGATTATAGCTGCACTAGGAATTACAAAAGTAAATCCGATTAAAATTACAGAAACGTTGCACTAATGAAGCTAATTAAGATACCTTATACGCCACGACCACAACAACAGATGCTGCATCAAAAGCTAGATGAGTTTCGTTTTTGCGTAGCCGTAATGCATCGCAGAGCTGGTAAGACCGTATTTGCGATTAACCATCTTATTAAGCTTGCACTTACAAGTAATAAAAAGAATTTTCGTGGAGCATTTTTTTCTCCAACAAGGGTGCAGTCTAAATTGGTAGCATGGGATTATTTAAAAGAATTTGCTAGAAAAATACCTGGTACGAAGTTTAATGAAACAGAGCTGCGTGCTGATTTTGCAACAGGGGGTAGGATAGCGTTGTTTGGAGCTGACAATCCTGATGCTAGTCGTGGACAATATTTTGATTTTGTTGTTTGTGATGAGTATGCACAGATGGATAGCAGAATGTTTGCGGAAGTAATTAGACCAGCTATTAGTGATAGGCTCGGTTCAGTTTGCTTTATAGGGACTCCAGCTGGAATGGGAAATAATTTTTATGATTTATTTCATGAAGCACAAAGTTTACCTGATTGGTTTACTTGTACCTTCAAAGCATCGGAAACTGGGTTAGTAGAAAAAGAAGAATTAAAGTCAGCAAGAAAGCTGATGACAGAATCACAATACCTTCAGGAATTTGAATGTTCCTGGACAGCAAATATTTCAGGTTCTGTATATGGTAAAATTATTGATCAGATGGAAGATGATAAAAGAATATCGAATTTTCCTCATGATCCTGGGTATGAAACAACTTGCTTTTTTGATTTAGGAATTTCAGACCAAACAGTTATATTATTTACGCAGCAGATTGGGAGAGCTTTATATGTATTTGATTGTTATTCTAATAATAATCAATCCTTAGATCACTATGCTGATTATATAAAAAAAACTGGCTACAATATAAAAAATTATGTGTTTCCACATGATATTGAACAACGAGAGCTTTCGACTGGTCATTCCAGGAAAGAGTATGCGTATTCAATGGGGATGCGACCAATAAAAGTGTGTCCAAAACTATCAATAGAAGATGGTTTACACGCTGGTCAGGTTCTCCTAGCCAAATCTTTTATAGATCGATCTAACTGTAAACCTTTTTTGGATGCGATGAAATGGTATCATCGTAAATGGTTGGATAAGCAGCGAGTGTTTACAAAGCCAGTCCATGATTTTTCTTCGCATTATGCTGATGCGTGGAGAACAGCTGCCGTAGCTATTCAGGAATTAGACATGAATGAAAATAAACGATTAGAAAAATTTGCACAAGGCACAAACTATAACCCCCTAGAAATAAGGAATTAAAAAAATGTCATTTTTACGACCAGAAAAACCAGCTGTTCCACCACCACCGCCAACACCACCAGTATTACCCCCTCCAAGTGTAGAGCAAATGGAACAAAAAAAATTAAATGAAATTAGAGAATTGACAATGAAAAAGAAAAAAGGGTACACCGACACTATTTTGACAAGTAATGAAGGCGATACAGAAACGCCTGAAATTTATAAAAAAACTTTATTAGGAGGTTAATGTGGGTGCAAGTACAGCTAGTAAAGATAGAAAAGAAAGAGAAGATAATAGTAATAAACAAGTTGCTAATGAAATTAAAAATGTTGTTAAAGAACGATTAGGATTAAAAACTAATCAAACTGGTGGTAGTAATACGCAAACAAAAAAATATGGTGCATATAATTTAAAAAACAAAGACATTTATATGTATGGCAATGAAGCATCTGCATACACTAATGAAGAAATGGCTAACAAAAAATTATTGTCTTATAACCCAACGACAGGGGGATATAGTAATGTTGTAAATGGTCAAATTATCTCCAATGCCAATACAATAAAATATGGTTCTTCTAATAGTGCTATGGGTAGTGGCGATCCAACTGGTGCAATGACATCAATTCCATTATCAGAAAAAATGCTGCAATCACAAAACAAACAAAAAGGATTAATTGTCGGTGCATTATCTTTAGGAATGCCAGGCATAGGAGCAACATTAATGAGAGCTGATGCAGCTGTTGCGTTAAAAGATGCTGCACAACCAGAAGCAGCATATGCTGATTATACAAAAAAATTTAATGCTACACAAAAAGGTAAAAAATTTACCTCTCAAAGAAACACATCAGGGATAATTCAATTAGGATTAAGTAAAGGTAAAGATAAACTAGGAAGTATATTTGGAAATTAATTATGGATAATGCAAAAAAACTATCACATCAATTTGATAAATTAAAAGGCAAAAGACAAAACTGGGAAAGTCATTGGCAAGAAATAGCTGATTATGTTTTACCTCGTAGAGCTGATGTAAATATAACAAGATCACAAGGCGATAAACGCACCGAATTTATTTATGATGGTACAGCATTACACGCAGCGGAACTATTATCTTCCTCGTTGCACGGAATGCTAACAAATGCTGCTACACCATGGTTTAGTATGCGTTTTAAGAACGAAAATTTATCTATGGATGATGAAAGTAGAGAGTGGTTAGAGTCATGTACCCAAACAATGTATATTGCTCTTGATAGGTCAAATTTTCAACAAGAAATTCATGAACTTTATACCGATTTAGTTACTTTTGGTACATCATGTATGATGATTGAAGAAGATGAAGAAAAGTTTTTACGATTTTCTACAAGACACATTAAAGAAATTTATGCTGCGGAGAATGATAAAGGTGTGGTGGACACAATTCATCGTGAATTTAAAATAACAGCAAGAGCTGCGTATCAACGATTTGGCGATAATTTACCAAAACGATTAATAGAAGAAGCAAATAAAAATCCATATAATGAAATAACACTACATCATTGTGTACAGCCTAACGATAAACAAAATCCGTATAAAATGGCAAGTACCTCCATGCCGTTTATTTCTATTTATTATGATCACGAAGATAAAAAAATAATTAGCACATCAGGATTTAACGAATTTCCTTTTGTTGTACCACGATGGTTAAAATCATCATCAGAAATTTATGGCAGATCTCCAAGCATGACAGCATTGGCAGATATTAAGATGATTAATAAAATGTCAGAAACAACTATTAAGGCAGCACAGAAGATGGTTGATCCACCTTTACTTGTGCCTGATGATAGTTTTGTATTACCAGTTAGAACTCAACCAGGAGGATTAAATTATTATCGTTCTGGTACGAGAGATAGAATTGAACCACTTAACATAGGAGCTAATACTCCAGTAGGATTACAATTAGAAGATCAAAGACGAGAAGCAATCAGACAAGCATATTTTGTTGACCAATTATTAATGTCGCAAAATGTACGAATGACAGCAACAGAAGTTATGCAGCGTAATGAAGAAAAAATGCGTTTACTAGCTCCAGTTTTAGGAAGGTTACAAGCAGAAATGTTACAACCTTTAATCACAAGATCTTTTAATATCATGTTAAGGAAAGGTTTATTACCAACACCCCCAGTCAGTTTGCAAGGCAGCACGATAGACATCGAATATGTATCTCCTTTGGCTCGTTCGCAACGTACTGGGGATGTGCAAGCAATATTACGTTCATTAGAAATTATCACACCACTTGCACAGATGTTACCAGTTATGGATTACCTAGACTCAGATAAATTAGTAAAACATATTACCGATGTATTAGGTGTACCAAGAAAAGTATTACGATCTGATCAAGAAGTTGCTGAGATTAGAGAACAACAACAGCAAGCTCAACAGCAGCAAGCACAATTAGATCAAGCATCACAAATGGCTGAAGCTGGAGGGAGAGCTGCTCCGTTGTTAAAGGAGCTAAGTGGCTAATACAACGAAAAATCAAGAAGATATATTAAGAGAAATAAGACAAAATTATCAAATAGTTTTTAGTTCTAAAGAAGGTTTTGCTGTTTTAGCAGACTTGGAAAAAAGAACTGGAATACACAACTCTACTTTTGATCCTGATCCTTACAAATCAGCAAATTTAGAAGGAATGCGAGCCGTTACATTATTTATTAAATCAATGTTACGACAACATACGGAGAAAAAAAATGGCTGAAGAACAGACAACTGCACCAGAAGTGCAATCTGAACCAACTATAAACGAACAAGCACCAGTAGAAACACAATCTTTTGTTGATACGCTGCCAGAAGATATACGAGAAGATGCATCATTAAAAAATTTTACTGATGCTGGACAATTAGCTAAAAGTTATGTCCATGCACAGCGAATGGTAGGTGCTGATAAAATGGCGATACCAACAAAAAATTTTACAGAAGAAGATTGGCAACAAACATTTTCTAAATTAGGTGTACCTGACTCGCCTGATAAATATAATGTAAAATATAATTTAGCAGAAGGTCAAAGTGATGAACCAGTCAAAAACTTTGTAGCAAATGCACACAAGCTAGGTTTATTACCCCAACAAGTCCAGGGAGTATTAGATTACTATACACAATTAGAAACTGGAGCTGTTGAAACAGCACAAAAAGATTTAGAGTTACAAAAAATAAATAATGAAGGCGAACTAAGAAAAGAATTTGGTTTAGCTTATTCTGACAAAATACAATCTGCAAATAATGTTTTTAAAAATTTTTTTGCAGAAGATTTAGCGGATGTTAAATTACAAGATGGTACATCGATTGGTAATCATCCTGGATTTATAAAAGCGTTATCAAAAATGTCAGAAAATTTTAGTGAAGATAAAATAAGTGCTGGACAAGAAACAACTGGTAATTTAACACCTAATGAAGCACAAAAAGAAGTTACAAAAATCATGGGAGATACAAAGCATCCGTACTGGTTGAAAGATCATCCAGGTCATGATGCTGCTGTTAAAGAAGTATTTGATTTACAAACCATGATACATCCGAATTTAGAAGGGTAGTGCGAAAGCATCCTTTTTGACCATCTGAATAGTAGAGCAACTAACAGTTGTAAAATGCAGACGAACCTACGAGGTAGATAATTCATCGAAATTTAACCAAAACTATGAAAGGAAAAAATTGTTATGTCAGTAAATGTAACAACTTCTTTTGTGGAGCAATATTCGGCTAATGTTCAGATGTTATCCCAGCAAATGGGATCAAAACTTAGAGGAGCAGTAGATGTTGAGTCAATTAAAGGTAAACAATCTTTTTTTGAGCAAATCGGCAAAACTACAGCTCAACTAAGAACATCAAGACATGGATCGACTCCACAAATCGATATGCCGCATAGTCGTAGAGCTTTAACTACTGCGACTTATGAGTGGGCAGACTTGATTGACGATGCGGATAAAATCCGTATGTTAATCGATCCAACTTCTTCCTATGCTAAAGCAGCTGCTGCAGCGATGGGGAGAGCAATGGATTCAGTAATTATTGCGGCAGCTTTAGGTGCAGCCAAAACTGGTGTATCTGGAGGAACGTCAACCGATCTACCTTCTACTCAAAAAGTAGCTCATGGTAGTGC